CCGTCACCACGGCATGGCGTCGCTGTCACTCCTAAAACGTGCGCTATTTGGAAATGGCGAATGACCGTTGCCCACTGGCCTGCATTGGTGTGGTGCGCCTCGTCCACTACCAGAAGCTGAAAGAACCCAGCCGGCAGTTTGTGCAGCCTGCGGACAAGCGTCTGGACTGAGGCCACCTGCACCGCGTGACTCAAGTCCATGCTGCGGCCTGCTGCAATCCGGCCATGCGTCACGCCCATAGCCGTAAGGCTGCGGCTGGCCTGGTCCAGCAGCTCTGCGCGGTGGACAAGTATGCAGACGCGGTTGCCTTTTTTGGCGGCGGACTGGGCAATGTAGCTGAAGCACACTGTCTTACCGCCGCCAGTTGGCAGCACTGCTAGAACCGTGCGCTTGCCGAGCTGGTACTGCAGGCGGATGTCGGTGATGAGCTGGGTTTGGTAGGGGCGGAGGTTTATTGGCATTGCGCTCCTTTGCCAGCATTGCAGTCGCGGCACAGCACCTGCAAGTTGTCAGGGTCGTTGGTACCGCCTTTGGATACTGGGTGGATGTGGTCAATCTCCAAAGTTGCGCCATCTTTGGCCGTTACGCCGCACATCTGGCAGCGATAATCATCGCGCTTAAGAACCTGAAAGCGCAGGCTGGGCTTGATGGGTTGGCGTCTTGGCTTAGGCTTGAGCCAATCGCGCAACAATTTCAATCCATCAGCTTTTTTATCTATTCCATTGCTGCAATAATTTGCCATCGGATGCAAAATTGCTTGTAAAGCTTCAATCATGTCGCCAAGCTCTTGAGCCGTAATTCTGCTTTGATAATGAAAAATCCAATCAAGAATTTGCGCAGAGTTATTGCATTGCTCAAAATCAATCCAGTGCCAGTCTTCACGCTTCAACACAAGTTCATCGCCTTCTATAAACCATGTTCCAAAGTCAGTAGAGCCACTCGGTATGCCAACCTCAAATAAATCAACAGGCTCAGGGTTGAATGGCTTAAATGCGCTATATGCGTTTGCTTTCAAAATTGCAAGATTTTCGCAATCATATTCAAATGCCTGGGCGGATATTGGCATTGGAAAGCACGAAGAATCTTCGCCAGTGCAAGCAAAAAATCTTCCTTCACTTGTCGTAGTGTAATCAAATAATAAATAATCACAAACATTAAATGTGTGACCGTACGCGGTAACTTCATATCCATATGCGTTGTCAAATGCAAAATAGGCGCGTGGCTGCGGCGGTCCAACAAGTAATAAAATACGTTGGCATCGAAGCTCTGAGGCTTCAGCTAAGGCAAGGAGTTCTTTGAGTGTAGGCATTGCGCAAAAAACTTGCGCCATCATTTTCAAGCCTGGAAGCACAAAGCAAAATTTGTCTACATTGCTGCGACAATAAGACCACTCAATTCCTAATTCTTCAAAAGCAACAGCCCATTTTGCATCAAGCTCAGTATTAAACTCAATACCTTTATAGATAGGCGTTGGCAGGGTTAGCGGCATGGCAGGCCAGCAGTGCCTTGACACCTTAGCCGAAGTCGCTAAGCTGTGCAAGCCCCACGCCGAAAACGTGCATCCCATCTCGGTTCTCTTTACGCCGGACCAGATCCGGTGGCTTGACGCCCGCCGCTCTGACGGCCTTTCCCGCAGCGCTGTCATTCGTTTGGTGGTGGCCGAGGCCATGCGTCTTGATCGCCAAGGCCTGCTACCAGCCACCGGCTATCGGGAGCAGGCATGAAGGACATTGACTTTGACCTCGGCAGGCAGTTTGTCCATGCCTTGGGCAAGCCTGCTGGTGAGATACGCCTGCGGGCGTTCTACCACGCCGAAAACCCTAAAAAAGCAAACGACGCAGGCCGCAAGGGCGGGTTTTCGCGCATCCGTATCAACGAGTGGCAGCGGGAAGGCCGTGGCGTCTATGTCGTCATCAATGACGGCGGCGACAAAGACGCTGACATCACCACCTGCCGTGCGTTCTTTTGCGAATGGGACGATCGTCCAACCGACTGGCAGCTCACCGCATGGCAAGAGCTGCGGCTGCCGGAGCCGACCATGCAGATTTCAACGGGCGGTAAGTCCATCCATAACTACTGGGTCCTGTCCGAGCCGATCACCATTGAGCACTGGCGGTTGCTGCAGACCCGGCTGCTGGACTATGCCAACGCTGACCGCAGCATCAAGAATCCAGCCCGTGTCATGCGCCTGCCTGGGACCTTCCACGCCGGTGCCAATGGTGAGCTAGGCGAAATGTGCCAGATGGTGTCCCATGCAGGGCACCGCTACAGCGTGGCCGACATCGAAGCCGCACTTCCATCAGAGGCCTACTACCAGCACGAGCGGCCGGCTCAGTCCTATGCCGAACCGATCGAGCGCAGCATTGATGAGGTGCGCGAGGCGCTTGCCTGCATACCGCAACGCCAGCCCGGTACCGGCACCTACCACATCTATCGCAACATCTTCTGGGGTCTGATCAAGGCTTGCGGTGACGCTGACCAAGCCATCGCTTTGATGCAGCAGCACAGCCCCGAATGGCATGGCCTGCAGCAGATTGCCAACTCCGGTGGTGACCAGATCAGCGCTGGCACGTTCTGGTACTGGGCGCGGCACCACGGCTGGAAGCCTGCCGTGCCTTTGGTGCGCAACAAGCGGACCCGTGAGACTGCAGCCGTAGAGCCTGAGGTCATCAACCTGCAGCTTTACAACAAGACCGACACCGAATGGCTGGATCTGGTGGTGCGGCATGTGTTTCAAGCGCAGTCGCCACGGTGGATCTGCGTTGATGGTGTCCTCCATTGCTGGTGCGGCACGCATTACAAGCCGATCACTGATGAGGAGTTGGCGCCCAGCATTGCTGCGCTGCTGTCGCAGATGCACGTCGTCGATGCCCGCAATGGCGAGCGCTGTTACCCGTGGAAGCGCCCCAAATACGTCGATGAAGCCCTCGCATGGATGCGGCGGCTGCTGGACCCGGTGCCAGTCAACCCAGCCAATGCGATCAATTGCGCCAATGGCGTGGTGTCATGGTCATGGGCAGGCCGCAAACTCAACTACGCCTTTACGCCGCACGATCCCGACACGGCCTTCACCTACGTCACCGCCTACGCCTACGACCCCGAAGCCAACCCGCAGCACCTATGGCGCCTGCTGGAAGCTGTCGAGCCAGGCGACCGCGACACGCTGCAGCGCATCCTCGGTAGCGGCTTGGATCTGACCAAGTATCGCGCCACACGCGGCAGGCCACGGGCAGTGCTCATGATCGGTGAGGGCAGCAACGGCAAGGACACCATTCGCACCGCACTGCGCGACACCCTCGGCAGCCGTAATTTCACGTCCTGCTCTCTGGCCGACTTCCGCCAGTACGACCAAGGCCGCAAGTTTCCCATCGCTCCGCTGCGTGGTGCTTCGGTCAACTGGTCCAGCGAGAACAGTCAGTTTGTTCACATCGACAACCTGCAGTCACTCAAGGCTGCAATTAGCGGCGAGGAGCTGTCTTACGAGCTGAAAGGCGTACAGGAGTCGCAGTTTGTGCCGTCGTCTTTGTTCGTGTTCAACCTGAACAAAGACCCGTCGCTGTCCGGTGATCAGGTGGCTATTGAGACCCGGTTTCATGTGTTCAGGTTCCGTAAAACGTTCATGGCAACGCCTACAGAATCAAGTCACATTCAAGCGGATCCACGGTTAAAGGACGACCCTGATTTCATCCAACAGCAGATATGTCCAGCGTTTCTCAATTGGCTGCTAGAGGGCTTGTCTTTGGCTATCGAATATGGCATCGACTACAGCTCAGGTCGGCAAGCAATGGAAGATGTCAGGCGTGCAAGTTGTCACCTCTGGGAGTTCTGTGATGCCATCGGATTGCACCATGAGGAAGGTGCAACGGTATCCGTAAAGCGGGTCTGGGGAGCATTGCAAACCTGGTACAGAGACGAGGGGTATCTAGATAAGAATGACCGCTGGCTAATGGACCCGCCTACCGATCGGACGGTCAAGGCACCACGGCTGCTGGTGCCAGCGCTGCGGCAGATCTTCCCAAAACTTGCGTCCGCCAGAGGCGGCAAATCCCGTGACCGTCTTATCGAGGGTCTCAGGATGGACGCATGGTGAGACGGTTGGCGGACGCAACTTGCGTCACGGCGGACGCTAGGCGGACGCAATTGGCGGACGCAAAAACCCTGTCTCTATCTATCTTTTTACCTTGGCGGACGCAAATAGGGGATAAATATCGTGTATAGAAAAACGGGAAGGGGGGAAGGTGTAGAACGTATAGGGGGGGTAAGGGAAAAACCCGATTTTGCGTCCTCCCTTGCTACGACTAGGTTTTTTGCGTCCGCCCATGGCTCACTTGCGTCCGCCATCCCTGAGATCCCTGTCCTACACTGCATTCCTTGCGTCCGCCACCAAATGAAAGAAATCAAAGTCCGCTTTGAGCCTGCAGACCTGCTGGCACTAGACCAGCAGGCAGCAGCGGCTGGGGTGTCACGGGCGGAGTTGATCCGCAGCAGGGCGTTGGTGTCGAATTGCGACAGTGGCCTTACCGTTGCTGGTTATCACCGGCTAGTGTCCGATGCGACCGCCTATCTGCGTGGTGACATCCCGCGACGGATGGTCGAACAGCTCACCGCTTTTGTTGTTACATGGATCTCATCAACATCTCACCCAAGCAGCAACCAGTCCTGAATCGCCTCAGCGACACCATGGACCATGCACTTGCTTATGCCGCCGCAGTCGTGGATAATGCCACCGATGACGGCGTGCCCATACCCGCTGAACTGGTCGCCAGCTTTGCTGCTGATTACGACCGCATCATCCTTTACCTCACCCAAGCGGCCAGTGTCGGATCCCGTTGACCACCCAAGCCACTACACCAGCAGCAGCATTGAATGCATTGATGCAATCCGCGCAGCACTCACACCAGAGGAATGGCGCGGTTACATCAAAGGCAATGTTATGAAATACTGCTGGCGCGAGAGGCTTAAGGCTGGCGACATTGACCTAGCCAAGGCTGCTTGGTATCTCACACACCTGCACCAATGAAGCTCATTACCACACAGGGCGACCTCGCCCATGCGCTACGCACCATTGCCCCAGCCATCAGCACCAGCAACAGCCACCCGATCTTGAGCTGCTGCCTGCTTGCTGCCGATGGCGCAACCATGACCGTCACCGGCTTCAACCTGGACCTTGGCATCAGCGTCACGGTGCCCGCAGCTGTAGAGGCACCTGGCACCGTCGCGTTGCCACACAGGCTGCTAGCGGGGCTTGTAAGCCGCTTTGAGGATGGCGAGGTGCTCACCCTGTCAGATGGGCTCCTGAGCGCTTGTGGGGCGTCCTACGGCCTTGCAGCGATGGATGCTGAGGATTACCCCGCAATGCCGGTTGTAGAGGCACCTGGCGCTGAGCTATCGCCATCCGACGGTGTACGTGCCTGCCTGCCGTGTTGCAGTACAGACATCAGCAAGGCCATGCTCTCCGGCATTCACATGGCAGCCGGTTACATGGAGGCCACTGACGGCCACCGGCTCATGCGCATTCCCGTAGCGCTGCCGGATGGCATTGACCTGGTGCTGCCAGCCAGCACCATGAAGCTGCTGCAAGATCGCACCGTCACCGTGGCAGCAGCAGCCGGTCAGGCCGTCATCGATGCCGGTGATGGCATCACCATCTACAGCCGCATCCTTGATGGCAAATACCCCGACGTGGCGGCGCTGGTGCCCGCCAGCTTTGAGCACACCATCACCCTCGACAGGCACCGCTTTGCCCGGTGCCTAGAGCGTGTCGCGCTGATCGCAGAGGCGCACAACTCCGTGGTTAAGCTCACTGCAGTCGATGGCTATGTGGTCATCACCGCCGAGGCTGATGCCAACAATGGCAAGGAGCTGATCACCTACGAAGGCACAGCAACCGGCGCATGGGCGTTCAACGTGCATTACCTGCTTGATGGGCTCAAAGCCATGCGGCAAGCGGAGACTGTTACAATGTCGGCCAATAGTGCAACAACGCCAGTCGTGCTGAGGCCGACTAGCATGACAGAGCAGACGTATCTCATCATGCCGATTCAAATCCGGGAGTAATACAATGGCGCACAAGTGCAACAATACAGAGTCAGAACAGCGCACAAATGCTGTCTATGACTTGCTCTTGCGCGCTCATAGTAGAAAGCAAATCATTCAATTTGCTGCGGAAAACTGGGGGATAGGTGATCGTCAAGTTGATTCTTACATTGCCCGCGCTCGTGAGTTGCTGTCTGCTGATGCCAAGCTGGAGCGGTCGCAGTGGCTAGAAGCTGCCATTGCACGAGCGATGGAATACGAGCGCCGCGCTGCTGAGAAAGATCAGCTCAATACCGCGCTAATTGCACTGGACAAGCAAGCCCGGCTGCTGCGGTTTGAGATGAGCTAGTTAATCTGCTTATATCGCAGGGTTAGCCATGGCACGCCGTTACGCACGAGACAACCGAGGTAGGTTCGCTCCAAAGGGCGCAGGCGCTACTGCTCGTGGCGGCCGGCTCAAGACTGCCAGTGGCAAAAAGCGTGCTACGCAGACCATGCAGGCATCAGCTGCACCTAAAGGCACCATCGGTAAGCCCCGTGGCTTGAAGCCAAGGGCGATCAAAGCGAATACTGCCAATAAACCTGCTGCAACGACAACAAAACTTGGAGGACGCTTAAATCCTGCAAAGAAAGCTGATCGTCGTGCAAAGCAAGATTTTAATAAGGCTTACAATCGTGAAAATAGAATTAGAGCATCTTTGTTTTCAGGAAACAAAACACAAGCGCAAAAAGAAGCCATAACTAAAGAGCTTAACAAAGCGAGCAATCTTACTGCATCAAAGCTACAACAAAGAAGAGAGGTTAGAGCGCAGTTTCCAGTTCAAGCTAAAGACAAGTTATTGAAAGCCTCTAGAGCGCCTATGTCTAGCGCAATTAGCAAGAGCAAAGATGTTAGAAATACTGTCAATCGCAAAGCTGCATTTGTTCGACGAGTTAGCAGGGCTGGCGCATTGCCTTCAAATAATCAAGGCAGGAAAGGGCGTCAAACAGCGAGGACTCGCGCAAAGGCACTTGCTACTTATCAAGGTGCCCGCCGCCCAGAAATTTCTGATGCCACTGTTGGTTTTTTGAGTAGCGCTCGCAGGTCTCCCGCATTCAAGCCGATGGCTTCTCGCCTCGCCGCTCCATCGAAAGCAGCTCAACGCTCTGGTAAGGCGCTAGCAAACAAAGCTGCTGGTACTGCAAGGGACAAGTTTGGTCGTCGGACTATGAACCCTTTAAAGGGAACCAAAAAAGCACGCACTGCAGCCAGAGCCCTTGAGTTTTATAAAAGTCCAAAAGCAACGGCGGAAAAAGTTTTACAAAATCAAGGAAAAGCTGGAAAGCGTACGCGGGGCTTCCGCTTACCTCGTGGAATGCGCTAAGCTCCAGCCGACACCACGTCACACCATGGAAGACTTTCTTGCTGCAGTCGCTCAAGCCATGAACGACTCTGAGCTGACAGCCGTTGAGCTGATCGGCTGTTTAGAGATCGCTAAGGCTGAGTTGATGGAATCACTGTTCAACGCTGAAGAAGAATGAAACCTACTGTTACAGCCGTTGGTCGGCTGCTTAAGCCAAAAGGTGACGAGCCGCGCATCCTACACAGGATTGCTATTCAGCCTGATGGCAGCGTTAAGACAGTTGTCCGCAGGGTTCTATGAGCATTGTCAGCGGCATCTGCGAACCAGTGCCGCTGCTTGCATTCATGCAGCAGCAGACGCCAGAGGATACGGGTGACTTAGTTGCCCGCATCCGTGCTGACCTGCACCCTGGGCAGCTTGCGTTTGTGGATGACACCGCTACGCAGATCCTTGGCATTAGTGCGGGGTATGGCGCTGGCAAGACCAGGGCACTGTGTGCTAAGGCCGTGATGCTGGCAGCGGTTAATCAGGGCTTTATTGGCTGCGTCATGGAGCCGACCGGACCGCTGATCCGGGACATCTGGCAGACG